TCACCAGCTTGTAACCGGTGTCAATGAGGTTGCCCGCGATGGTCGCGCCGATGTTGATAAGACCGGTCGTGAAATCCCATGCGATCGTCGCGCCGCGGGTCGGCGAGCCGGTCACGGCATCGGCGTTCGCGAAGAAATCGCCAGTACCGAACAGCGACACCGGCTGACCCGGCTGGATGACGTAGCCCGACTCGGCCAGGAAGGTCGTGATCTGCGCGTTGTTCTCGCGGTTCACGAAGCCCAGGCGCTGAATCGGCGAAGGGGCCACGCCCGGGATGGAGGTCACGGTGCCGGTCGTGTTGAGCACGGCAAAGCGCCCTACGTTGACGCCTGAGGAATCGGCCACCGATTTGCCCGCGCCCGACAGCTTGAACACCATCGGATTGGTCGATGCGAAGTCGCCGGGAACCGCCTGCGCCGGATTGATATAAACCTGATTCTGGAACATGGTTGTTTCCTTTAGCTCTTCACAGAGATGCGGGACAGATGGGCAAGGATGCCCGCCTGCTGTTTTTCGATGCCGGCGCTATCCATCGCCATATCCGGACGCGAGCGCACACCGGCCGACTTGCCGGCTGTCTGCACGTGGGTAGCCCATGCGACGCGCGCCATGCCCTTGGGCACACCGGCCGGGTCGATGCCCACGGCGGCCAGTGCCTCGCGATAGATCGCGGCGGCGCTGTCCATGCCATAGACCTCGCCGAGCACGCCGCGCGTGTCGCGCTTGGCGCGCTCCACATCGGCGGCGCGCTGGCGCTCTTTCTTCACGGCGGCGGCCACGGCGGACTGCGTGTGCTGACGTACGCTAGCAGCATCCATCGCACCGGTCACGGTGATGGACTTCTCGCCACGAGCTGGCGTGCCCTGCTGCGCGGCCTGTTTGGGCATCGGGTAGGAGCCTTCCTCTTCATCCATGGCGCCCTCGACGGACTCTTCCTCTTCTTCCTCGTCAAAGGCGCCTTCTGCGCCCTTGCGGACGGCAGGATCCAGTTCGAGATCTTCGGCGCCTTCGGTGCGAATCTCTTCGCCCGCATCGGTTTCCGCCTTCTTGCGTTCGCCTTCGAGTTCCATCTTTTCGTTCATTTCGCCGGCGTCGCGCGCGCGGTCACTCATCTCGCCCGGCTTCGCTTCAGTGCCGCCGCCCAGCTTGCCGTGAATATTCTCAAGCAAACCTGCGATGTGCTTCAGCGCCTGGCCGACCTGCGCCATGGCGGAATCTTCGTGCTGTTCACCCGCTTCGGAGCCGGGAGGCCCGCCTGCGCGGAGTTCGTTTTCACCAGCCATCTTCGTATCTCCTTGCATGGAGGGTTTCGGCCCTTGCGGGTCGGTGAGTGCTGCATCGGCGACATGCGCGCCACTCGCGCGCCCGTCGTCAACTAAAGCAACATGGTTGCCCGCCAGATCGCGCATCACGCCATCGTGGCGCCGGCCGTTCACTTCGCCGGCCGTCATGTCCGGCTTGTAGCGGTAACCGCACGACAGGTCAGACATGGTGCCGGATTCGATAAGGTCGATCGCCTTACCATCCGAGACGAGCAGGTCGCCGCGCAGATGCTTGCCATCGAACGTGACGGAATGGATCGCACCGGCCTGGTATTCCTTGCGCGGCTCGTCAGCGGTCTGTCCGATGTGCTTGATCATAAGCGGCACGCCCTCGAAGGTAGGCGCCGCCTTGCGCATCTCTTCGGGATCGCGATACAGGTCGTAGACGTGATTGGGTTTCAAACCCAACGTGTCATAACCAGGGATCTCTGAGCCGCGGTACGGGTTGATTTCTGCCGTTGACAAAATGCAGTTCTTGACGCGCATGCGGCCATCCGCATCGCGACTTCGCGACGTCTGCTTGTCAAACGCAAAAATGATCCGGTTCTCGGGCATGTGTCGCATGGTAGCTAGTCGGGCGCATGTTCGCAATTAGTGAACGCGCCGGTTTAGCTTGTAAAGGCTTTGATAATGCTATGTAATTTAGTGCGCGTGCACGTGACCGGCGCGCATCGGACGATCATCTAGCCCTGGCGCAAGTTTCACGCCCTTAGGCTGTGCGCGCGCCAGTTTGATCCACGGGCGCAGCGCGAGGGTGTAGTCATTCCATGAGTGGCCATCGGCTTCGACGGCGGCGCGTTCCGCGGTGGTAGCAAACGTGTGCGCCAGCGCGTAAGGCAAGCCTAGGTCGTCCATGAGAGCGCGTTCGACGCACTCGTGGATCAGCACATAACGCCACACGTCAACAAGCTTTCCGCCAATGCTCAAATGGCGCGGAAAGCGACAGTCGAAATAGACTGTGCGCTTATCCCAGTCGCGCGCCGTGCCGCCGAGTAGCGGTACCCAATAGCTCGCCACGATGCGCACGTCGCGCCACAGGGAACGGATCGCCGCAGTGAGATCCGTCTGCGACAGCGCGGGGTCAATCTCTTTGATGCCTGTAGACACTGGCTTAATCTCGTTGGCGGTAAGCGCCCGGGAAACCCGGCACGGGTTCTAGCTTATCGGGGTCAAACACGCGCCCCGCGGCGAGGTTGCGACCGATCGCGGGAATCAGCGTACGCGAGCCGCAACGACAATTGATCGCCTGACCGGGCAGTACGTGACCGAACTTATCGCCGAAGTCGATACCGGCCTGCGTGTCGAAAATCCACTCTTCGCGGCCAGCTTTGACATGATCAGGCCGCGGCTCTTTACCGGCGCTCGAATGCTTCCACACGGCCCATTGCAGACCTAGCTCGCGCTGGCGCGCCGCGTTCATAGTCGCGGTGAGCTTATTGGACTGATCGCGCGCAATCAGTGCGGCACGGTCAATCGTGAGATCGCCGCGTTTGCGCAATGCATCGGCCATAGTGTGAAGATCACGCCCCGCGAGAAACGAGCGGGTCACGATGCCGTGCACGTCCGTGGCGAACTGCGCAGGGATGGATTTGATCAATGCTACATTTTCCGCGACGGTTACATCAAGCTGTGCCGCCTGCGCGGGCGTCAGTTTCATATCGACCGTGAAGCCCGCTTTGCGCATCTGCGCCTTCCACGCCGTCGCGTTGTCCTTGTAGCTCGCCCCCGCCCATTTGCGCGCAAGCTTAGCGGCCACTTCCTTGAAGTGTTTTTCCCAGTGCGACTGCAGGCGCGTCAGTTCAGACAACAGCTTCTGTTGCGACGTCTTCGGCGCCGCGTCTTCGGCGAGATCCGGAATCCTTCCCGCATCGGCGTTAGTTTCCAGCGCGGCGCGGTAACGGTTAGAGAGCCACCAGTGGTAGCTTTTGACCATCAACTGCACTTCACGCCTAAGCGCCGTGCTGTAAGCCGACGCTGTGCCCACGTTCGGTGAGATCGGGGGGATTTTCTTCTCCCTCTTGCCGGGTGCTTGCAATTTCATTGGGCGCGCCTTCGTTGCCTATCTGGAGGATCTGTTCGGTGATGCCCGCAATGTCATCGTCGGCGGGTTCGACCGCTTCCGTACCATCAAACAAACCAGAGTAGCCACTCGTGGGGTCGTCGGCGAGATGTTCGGCAACCTGCTGCGGCGTAATCGCGCCCATCTCCACGTATCGCGTTGCGGTTTCCGAGTCTCTGTATCGGCGATCGGCATCTTCAAGGGCGGTCAACTCGTGCAGCGGCGCCCACTCCCAGGTGATGCCCGGATCAATCGCGCCGAACAGCGATAGTTGCGCCAGCTGCAACACGCTGTGAATCAGGTTCGTCAGCGCGTGCGATTGATAACCGCGCACGTAATCATAGAACACGCGAATCTCGCCCTCGCTTGACGCATTCAGGCCGGTCGGTGTGAGGCCGAGCAGCTTGACGAGCGGAATGTGTGACACCGCCGACATCTGCTCCTGGCCCTGCGCCTGTAGCGCGTCGAGTCCGGACAGTGGCGTGTTGACTTGGAAGAACTCTTCAGTCGCCTTGTCAAGCAACAACAGGTTGCGATTGTCGCGGTAGGCGTTGATCAGTTGCGCGCGCTGCTGCAGTGCAACACTCGCGCCTGGCTGCAGGGCTTGTGCGAGATCCATCGCTACGCCAGATACGCTGAACTGCTTGACGGTATCGGATACCGACTGACGCGTCCGCAACCAGTTATCGACGTAGGGAATCGCCAGCTGCGACATGGAGATGCCGCGAAACGAATACGTCGGTTTGAGTAGATCCGGAACCGGACGAGAGACGATCGTGTGCAACCGCGTGGCGTGCACTTCAATCCCCAGCAGCCACCACGACGAAGGGACGTAAAAATCGGCCGCCGTGGGGTCAATTGAGTTGTAGAAATTGGGCGTCACCCAGTAAGGCTCAACGACGCGCAACCCGAGGAACGAATCTTTCGGCACACTGTAGGGGCGAAACACCAGCGGTAGACTACGGGCGTTTTCATCGTCCTTCAGACTAAAGAATACGTGCGCGCCGCCAAATGCCTGATCGTGGATCACCGCCTGGCGAACGTGCTCGCGCAGTTTCACGCGCTTAAGTTCTTCCTCAAGCTTCGTAAGTGTTTCGGGCGACGCATCGCCCGATGCCTTGACTTTTCCCCACATGCGCACGCACTCATCCGCCAGCGTCTCGTGCATGGTGCGGTATTCAGGCAGCTGCGCCAGCAGCGCCAGCGTCGGGAAGCCCGGGAAGCTCGTGGACTCTACAAACGTTAGCGCGTTGCCGGCCTGCCCGTTGAAGTCAAGCGCCATCTCTGCCGCGGCCTGTTCCGGCTGGCGGTAGTTCTCTAGTTCGACCTTGTGCCGTGTCGCCTGCGCCATCGACAGGCTAGCTACTTCGGCGGGTGCGTTTAGCAACGCATTGATGCCAATCATCGGGCCGGCGAGTTCGACACGCTCTGCCACGGCCGGCGGGGGTTTGGGCAGCGGCGCTGGTACGTGGATAGGCGGCCGAGGCTTGCTGGCGGCTTGCGAGTGGCTTTTGCGGTTCTTGCGGCGCTGGGTCATTGGCTGATGGCCTGTATTGCCGCGTAGGCGGCTTCGGGAGAAGTGAAAGAGCCAACGTACACGCGCTGACCGTTAACTCGATACGTAGCTTGCCAGCGGTTACCCTTTGCAACAACGCCTTTAAAACCGCTGGTGTTATTTGTCCGTAGCGGGTTGGCAACGCCTGTAAGCTTAAACTGCGCCACTGCATTCGCAGCTGCCTCTAGCGTCAAATGATAGCCGAGATAGATTCGTCCGCACTTAGCACGCCATCTGTCGCCCACGGCGTACACGCCGACAAAACCGCTTCGATTGGGTGACTCATTTCTCGGTCTACCCCGCTGCGAGGCACTAATCTTGGCGCGCGTAACTTCGCTGCATTGTTTGCCTTTCAGCGCCGCTGCACGTTTGCTCACGGTCTCTGAGGATTGCTTGCGCCCTTTTTGTGCGCACCGCATACGCGCAAGCGTCTCATCCGAAAATTTGCGGCCTTTTAGTTTACTAGACAACCGTTTACGCATTTCGTTTGTTATGACACGGCCCTGTGTGCCGCCCGCTTGAGGCAGGATGTTGTACAAACGCGCAAACGGTACGGCGTCAATGTGGTGCTGTTCACGTTCTAACAGCGCGTCACGTTCCGTGTTTTCGAGCATTTCAAACCGTAGCGAGCCCTCACCGTATTTTACAAAAGCTTGCTGCAGCGGTTTGCAATGGTGAGTGCCTGCGCGCAATAGACAACGATGAACGCGCCAACGTTTGCGCACGTCCACTGCGCTACCTATGTAGCGTTTCCCTGTGGGGCTTGTGATGGCATAAACGCCGCAAATATTCACTGATGCGCAGCCCGCAAGATATCGTTTGTAATCAACGAAGCAATCGGGCTACGCAGGCAAAGCTGCTGCAGCGCAATGGTCATCTGGTCCACCATGTCATCATTCGCTACGTCAGGGAAGCTCGTGATTTCGTCCACTACGGGAACGATACCGGGGCTATCGTCAGGGTGCGGCAACATCACGCACTTGTTTTGCCACACCCACGACACCGCATGCGCCCGCGCCTCCTTCGATCCCAACGGCGGGACGCCCACTAATCCTGTTACGTGAACCCGCATCATGTCAAGTAGCGCCGCGCCGTTGGCGGCTTCTTCAATGTAAACCCGCGTAGCTCGCGGGTGTTTCTTTTTAAGGTCAAGAATGGCAATCGCTGTGGCCATGAACGCGAGTTTTTCGCGACGCCAGTCAATAAGCCACACTCGATCATCGCTAGTTTTACCCCACACGCCTATACCCACGTAATCGCTGGCGTCGCCGTCTTTAAACGTAGCGTCAACGGACATCACCATTTGGACGAAGTTAAGCGGTAAATCCGCGCGGCGGTAATACTGCAAATGTTCGCGTTTGAATATCGAGCCCACGTCGGCTAGCGGTGTTTGCTGGTACATGGCCGCCCACCACATGAGCGACATGTGGGCTTTCATCTCGCGCAACTTCGTCTCGCTGTGCAGGTATGGCACGAGCGCGCCTTCGGGCAAATCGTCGCGATAACCCGTCTCACCTACAAGGTTGAGCGCCGGGAACGACAGCAGCGTGAGACGCGGGTTGTCCTTCAGCTTGCGCCGCACGCGCGCCAACAAATCATTGGCAGACCAGGGTGTGCCGATGATGATGATGCCCGACCGTTCCTGCAGACGCGTAAGGATCACCGACTCATACCACGCCTCGATGTTGTCTTGGACATCGGGGGACAGTGCCTGCATGGCGTCTTTGGTCGGATCGTCAATGATGGCCACGTCAACTGAGAAGCCAGTCAGGCCGCCGCCGACGCCAACGCCCTGCAGATGACTACCGCCCGGCACGTCGAATTCATCGGACGTACTGACACCCTTGAAACCGATCAAAGACGTTTCGGGAAAGATCGCGCGATATTCCGGCGAAAACATGATCTGCTTGGCATCGCGGGCGTTGCGCCGTGCCAGCTTGAGTGCGTAGGACGCGCACGCAGTGCGTACCTGCCCCAGTGGCTGACGTAACCGACCGAACAAATAAGCCGGAAGACAACGCGATATCAAGGAACTCTTACCGTGCTGCGGCGGCGCCGTGAGTATGAGCACGGGGCGCTTGCCGGCAATTACGTCATCAATGAACCGGTCTACCTGGCGGCACACGGCGGCGCTGAAGGCGGAATGTTTAAAGCGCGGCCGGTGCACCGCCGTGATGAACGCGGCGTAATTTGTCCGCGCCGATTGGATCAGGAAGTCTACTGGGTCGATCGCCTTGTGATTGGCGTGACTAGTCATGCCTGTACGTCCAGCAGGCCGGCCGCCGCCAGCTCCTTGAGTTGCTCGACGTAGGTCGCGCGCTGTTCGTCGCTGATGGCTTCGGCGAACGGCGCGGCGTTGGCGATCTCGATCACGGCCTTGTCGAAGCCGAGAATCTTGACGAGCGTGGCGAACGCTTTGTCTTTGCTGCGCATTTTGGGGACGATTTGACCTTGTTTCACGTCCCAACCTTCGACCAGCCGGCCGAACTGAACGGATTTCATGCGGGCTACGTCGAAGATGAAGTTCTCGACGGCCCCGAGTCCACCACAGGTGGGGCAGGTCGCGAGTGTTGCATCTTCCTCGCTGCCGACCTGCCCCACCCCCGCGCAATCGAAACACGCCCGCGCCTGCACTTTGAGCAGGTCAGCGAGGTTGATGTTGATCAGGCCCACCAGATCGGCCACGAGGGACGCCTTGACGGGTTGGAGATCGTGCACGGTCGCATTCATGGGGCGACTTTAACTTAACGCGCCGATTTGTTCCATTCCAGCCGAAAGTCCTCTGCGAACTACTGACGATACTGACGAACTGAAGCTGAAACAGTATATACAAATACCAATCTAGAATGAAATTCAGAGATAAGGGGTGAGGTGGGTATGTATTTATTACGTATTATGAAGTAGAGGTATATATAGGAAACTGACAAGTCATCTGTCAGTTCGTCAGTTTTAGCTTGCGTGAAGCTGACGAGCGGTAAAAGTGGATCAACGCCGCAGGTGTGCTACCATGTGCCCATGGACACGTTGGCGCTTGACACGTCACTTTGGGATTTGTCGGTCGATTCTCAGGGGAATTTGCGAACAGTGGGTGATGCCACGCCGCAGAACGACCTGACGGGGCCGGGCATGCGTTTGGCGCAGGACGTAGCCACACGCGTGCAGGCGTGGCTGGGCGAGGTCTATTTCGACACGACGCAGGGCATCAACTACCCAGTGTATCTCGGCGGGCCGCCAAATCTGTCGTTGCTGCAGAGCGTCTTCAACACAGAGGCACTCAATGTACCCCTATGCGCTTCGGCTTTGGCGCAATTCACGTTCACCGCGGGCAGTTCGCGCCGCATCGGTGGCGTGCTGAATGTGTCGGACATCGCCGGCAACGGCGGCCAAGTGAACCTGTGAGGTACTCATGACCTATCAAGTCATCCCCGTATCGCCCGTGGCGAATCAACAGTTCACCTGCGTGCTGGATAATCAAACCGCACAGTTCAATATGACCACCACCGAAGCCGGGCTGTTCGCCGATATCGTGTACAACGGTGTGTCCATTATCGCCGGCAAGCTGTGCCAGGACCGCACGAATCTCAACTCATCGCCCTATACCGGGCTTCCGCAAGGGCTTTATTTCGCCGATACACTCGGTACGACCGATCCGGTATACACCGGCTTCGGTACGCGCTATTTGCTGCTGTATGGCGATCCCGACGACAGTGGCGGGGTGACATTCCCGTGATTGACAGTGAACGCGAAAGCATCTAAGGTCGCATCGTCTCTCCGTGGTGCGGTGTGACGTGGCTCGCGCGGTTGTGGTGGCTGCAGCGAGCAGAGGGCTACTTCGGTAGCCCTTTTTTTTTTTTCGGCCAAACACTTGACACGCAGCAAAATTGCCTTTACATTCACCACACCAAACACCACAAGGCGTGCACCATGGCCCCTTTCTTCCTGTTCGTAAACCCAGAGAGCCGTATTCGCCGTTTCTGGCGGCGCTGCAGCACAACCATCATCTTTTGGTTGCTGATCCTGTTCATGATCGGCGTGTTCGTCGGCGCAACCTATCTCGCGTTCACCGTAGGTGTCCGCGTAAGGTTCAAGCCATGAACCTATTCCAAGAACTGAAGGCGATGCGTGATTGGCATGCGCGCGAGCGAGATGACTACTCAGGGCACGCCGAAGTTGGTATGGGCTTTCATATATGGATGATGGCGGGGGCCGCCGCCATGCAATCTAGTGAGGTTAACAAGTGAAATACGCTTTCGTCATCGTGTTATTGCCAATCGTCGTAATTGGTTTTATTGCGCGGTTGTTGTGGACAGGAATAGAAGCCGGCTGGTCGGGCGCAACGGATTATGGCCGAGAAATGTTCAAATGAACCCGCCCAAACTGCCCAAACTGCCCAAGCCCGGTGATACTGTCAGCGTGCGCACGCAAAGCGCCTGGCGTAATGCCCGCGTCGTCGCGGTCAGATCGGGCAACGTCGAGGCACGTTTCCTCTCACCCTTGAAAGGCCCCGTATGGCTACCGCTCGACATGCAAGGGATTAGCTGGCGATGAAACTTTATTTCATAGAAATTCCTTCGTTCGAAGGCCGCGGTGTGTGCACGTGGATCAACGAACACGATTTGGCGGACTACGTATTGCACCTCACTCCTTGTGCGGAAGTGGGCATTACGCAATGCATTTTACGGCTCCCTGACAATTTCCCTGTCGAGAAACTTCTGCGTGCTTAAAACGGCGCGGGTCGAATTGAGTGGGCGAGATGCGGGTTGTGTTATCGAACTCACCGAACTCCCGGCCTTGGTGGCCGACCGTTGCGCCCGTGCGGCCCTGGCGGCGATCAATCAACCGGTCGAGGGTGGCGTCGTGGCGCTGGCTATGAAGCACACGGCGGACGTGCGCACACTCGGCGAGCGCGGCGCTATGCTGCTGCTCCCATTCGTGGACGGCATAACCGCGTCTGGCGCCCCGCTGGACGTCACCCGTCATCTACGCGACTGGCGCAACATCGAGCGGCTGCAACAGGCCGCACTGTTACTTCACGTGGGCTTCCTGATCGGGCGGGTAACCGTCGAAATCCCGGTGGCGATGCAAATCGAGGCCATCAAGGCGGGCGATGCTGACGCCCGGGCAGCGTTCTGTTCGCCGCACATCGCCTCAGTGTTACACTCCAAACAGTCCACCTACCGCGAACTCGAAACCGTGCTTAGCACGGAGGACGTGTTCAATCTGGTCGAACTGGTCAACGTCGAGGCGATTCACGCCTGGCGCGCATCCCAACAAACGCCCAAGGAATAAATCATGCTCGCCCACGATGACGTCAAGGTCACGACTTTCTTTGCCAATTACGGCCGCGACACGAACAAACGCTTTGAAGTCAATGAAGTAGACCCCCTTGCGCTGTCGGGCTATGTGCTGCGCTTGCTGTCCGCACTCAAGGTAGCCAGCTATGAGGCATTGCTGACCGCGCTGACTAGCCCCAAGGCGAAAGCCGACGGCGAGCCGGGCGAGGCGATCGACGCCGTGCTGCAGGTGCTACAGGGCGCCGACCCGATCGCCGTGCACGCATTGGTCACGGAAGCCTTGCGCTATGTTCGCATCGCACCCGACCCGCAACACCCTGAGGCGTGGCGCGCACTGCTCCCGGCCGACATTCGCGAGATCCGTACTCTGGGTGATATCCTGCTGGCGTTCGTCAAGCTCAACTTCGATATCGGAGGCTAAGTCATGGCCGCGTCGGTCGCCGCTCTCAACGCGTTGGCGCTTATCGCGTCAAACATTCCGAGCCTGAACCCGCCGACGCCGATCTATGCCGTCGTCCAGTCCGATACGTTGATCCCGCTCACGATCCCCTCGTCATGGCGTGAATTTTCGCCGAAATACGATACACAGATATCGGACTATCCGGTCGAGACGGGCGCCTTCGCCTTGTACAACAAGGTGCGGCGTCCGCAGACCGTGACCGTGACGATGACCAAGACGGGCAGCGACGTAGCGCGTTTCGCGTGGCTGGCGGCTATCCGCCAAGCCGAAGCGAACAATCCTCTACAGTTGTACACGCTGATCTCGCCGCAAGACGTCTTCACGGACTACACACTGACGGGTTTGTCTTATGAGACACGCCCTGACCGCGGCAGCAATATCCTCTACCTGCAGCTGGCCTTCACGCAGGTGACGCAGATCAATTCCAGCACAGGCGGATTTACCAATCCGCTTGAAGCCCTTGCCGGGCCGGTGCAACAACTAGGCCAGCTATTCACGTCCGCCGCCAGCCTCCCGCAAACCGCCGCCGCTAACGCGGTGGCCTACATCACGGGGTAAGCCATGGCCGACGCCTCTGTCATTGACGAACTCATTGTCCGATTGCGGCTTGACGCCGAGGACTACAAAAGAAACGAGAAGAAAGTCGCCGATCAGGTTGACAAGACCGAAAAGAAAGCAAAAGACCAAGATACTAAACGCAAGCGTCGCGACGACGAACAAAAGAAACGCTGGGGCGAACTGACCACTGAGGCCAAAGCGTTCACCAAGACCATGGGCGCGGTTATCCTCGCGGTGGCGGGGCTTGGTGCGGCTGTCGTCGGATCGCTCACGTCGCTCAACTCCTTTGAGTTGGGCCTGCGGCGTCAGGGCGTCTCGACGGGGCTGTCCAATCGCGAACTGCAAGCCTGGGGCTCGACGGCGCGGCGACTAGGTGCTGACGCCGATGCCGGCGCCGACGCGATCGCCAATCTCGCTAAGGAACAAAAGCAATTCCGCTTGACCGGCGAGGCGCCGACGCTGCAGGCATTTGCCCGGGCGGGCATCCGCGTGTCGCCTGATATGGCGATCCCCGACATTCTCGCCAATGCCCAGCAAGTCTATCGCGGAGCGGCGCCCGCGCAGCGCCAGCAGCTTGAGGCGTCGCTGTCCGCGCAAGGCGTGTCACCCGATCTGATCCTCATGATCAAGTCGGAGAAAGACGCGCGCGAGGCGTACACGCAATCACTCGCCGAAGCCTCGACCGAAAACCGCAAGGCGCTTGACGCCATGTCGGACGCGCTCGAATCGGCCAAAAACAACGCCATTAGTCTCGCCAATTCGCTGTTAACGATTCTGCAGCCGCAGATTGAGCGTGTTGCCAATTGGCTCACGGAGATGGCGCAGCGAGCAAGTGACTTCACGGATCGCGTGGCGAAGGCTGGCGGCGGTATTGATGGCTTCATGGCCGTTGTCAGCAAAGACTCGCCCGCCCTAGCTGCTAGTTTGCACGGTTTGGCGGTGGCGCTTGACGTGGCGGGGCAAGTCGTTGATGTCGTGGCGTTCGGCCTGAAAGAACTTTATGGCGTATTGAAGGATATCGTGGGATGGGTAAGTGATCACATTCCAAACGTCAATCCGCAATTTAAGCAAGGCATCAACAACGCCTGGGACTGGGTGAAAAATACCTGGCAGGATACGGTGAGTAATGCCCGTGCAGCGGGCGCACCGGCACCCGTGCAACGATCAATTGACTGGATCAACGCGCCACCTGCCCGAGCTACCCCCGCGCCCGGCCAGGCCGCGCCCAGTGACGCACAGGCGCTCGTCGGCAAGCTAGTGCAGGCCGGCCTATCCGTGCCGCAGGCGGCGGCCGTGGTGGCCAATTGGCAGGCCGAGTCGAGCCTGAATCCCGCGTCGCTCAATACGGCGGGCGGCGGACAAGGCGCACGCGGGCTTGCCAATTGGCGCGGCCCGCGCATT